TGCTTAGTAAGTTCTCTTTTAAGGGTGTTCATCATTCTAGACAGCAGCAAGTTGCTGTTGCCCTGAATGGTATTGTTACCCGGCGCACTCCAAACAGCTCTGATAACTACTCCTTATTCTTAATCTTCTGTTGTGTTATTTCAACTATCATAGCCTGAAGTTCGGCATCTGACAAATCTTTAACACTTGATTCAGTTTTAATATTAACAGTTTGAGCTTGCTGCAAAAAGCCAGTAGCCTTTAAATACAACTCGGCACTCTTAGTATCACCTGAGACACCCTTAATGTATAAGGCATCTAATAATGATTGAGTTCTTTCTGGCGATTCCGCTAGACCCTTGACCCCAATGGACCAACGCTCGATGAAATTTTTTTTCTTTTCCCATGTGCCCAAAGTATTAATATGGACTTCATGTTCTTCAGCCCAAGCCTTTTTGGTAGCTGGGGTTCTAGCATTTTCAGGTGTAAGCAGCCAGCTTAGGTATTCTTCTTGGGCATTGGTTAAGAAGAGTGCTTCGGTTCTTGACATGAAATCCTTATCCTTCGGGAAAAAAAGTGTTCTATATGTAAAGATATTCTGTTACATCATATAGATATCGGTGATATATCACAAGTATATCAGAAAAAGATTACAAAAAACTTGTTAATCCTGCTCTTGGTATGGTACTATATGGTTACTCGGGTTCTGCATAACAGGAAAACATGAATAACAAACAAATATTAAAGGTTGGTTATTCAAGGTAACTGTTACTAGTAACCACATTCAAGTAACCATTATAATCGAAGGAGATTAGAAATGCAAACATTTACAGGAACAATAGCCAAGGTGCCTACCGTTGGCGCAAAACAAATAACCTCAGCAATTAAAATAACAGAAGATAGTAAGCCAATACAGATAGTAGCTTTTAAGAACTATTGCCCAGTTCAAGTAACCACAGCATTAACCAGTATTAAAATTGGTGATAGCTTTTGCTTCATTGGCAGACAGAAGAAGAACCCTTCCACAGGTCAACAGGAAATTGTAGTAGAGAAGCTTGTAGAAACAAAGGATTTAAAATATGCCATTGACCCTAACCTTGATTTTATTATAGGTGGTCTGTCTTCCTTTAATAACAAGCCAATCAGCATATCAGAACCGCGCGAAGGATGTAAGCAATATTATACAGATGGTGATTTTTATTGGTATGAAGGTCATAAAGAGAAGTGCCCAACAAGTTTCTAATTTTTTTTTTATTATTGTTTTATTTGCTTAGGACAATATGAGGATGCTATACTGGTAGCCTCTTAGGAACGTCCTGAGAGACCTTAGAAGAGATTCTAGGGTTACATAATCAGTGATGATGAACTAAATAGTAACTTACTAGGTTGGGGACAACTTAGAGCTTTCGTGAGGAAAGGGCCAGGGATTAAGTTCTCTGGTCTTTTTCTTTTATTTAACAAGGAGATATTTGGCATGTTTGAATTAGAACCAGAACACAACTTGTGGGATGCTGAACACCCAGAGTGGTTTATATATGACGTAGAGTTGCTTAATGCTTGGTACTGGGAACAATGTGTAATAGAATTGGAAGGCTAGTACTTAAGCTTAACTAGGTACGGGGGTCTTGGGATTTTATAATAGTCCGTTTGTCCCTACATAGTACGGTACCCTTATGTAAATGGGTATACGGGGGGCCTGGGTGTAGGGGTGTGCCTGGGTGTATGTACATGGGTCTGGTAGCACACTGAGTATGATGAGGGTGCTTAGTGGTAGAGCTCATACATAAGAGAGGACCTAACCTGTTACTGGCCTAGTGGTGATATATCATAGGAATATTATCCTAGTCCTTGCACACCTTGACCATCCTGTGCTATACTATACGTGTCGGTGAGGGAATGACGCGGGGGGCTAGTTCTCTTGCCGGCATATAATACGAATATAATAGCTAAGCCATAATAAGACCCAGGATTGTACAGTATTCCTTCTGTATAGTCCTGGGTTTCTCCTTGTGTAGTAAGGGTTTTGTGGGGGAAAAGCTAAGAACTTGACACTGTCTAGTCCTCTATTCTTTAATTAAAGGATGCCCTATATGCAAAGCAGAGGTGTTCTATCTCTTATGCAGATACAAAGACCTGGATTTATCTTATATTATGATACTTGTCTACAACTTGTATACCTAATCGTAGATTAAGCACTTATGCATTAGTATCTCTATGAGTTCTTGTCTTATCACAATTATAATATTAAAAGATTGTTTGTTTTGCGGCGGCCAATCTTAATAAATCCAATGTAAATACAAAAGACCGAGACAACTGGAGTTCGTAGGGTCTGCAGTTGTCTCATTTTAAAACCTTACTCCCTACAAAAGGATATTATACTACTATGAAAACAGAACAAATTGAACAGATTGTTGCGGCGACCGACAATCTTATAGCACAATCAATCAGTGATGCAGTTGCTGAGCAGTTTAAGAAGCAAAATAAGGTTAAGCCTTCTATTAATACTAATATGATTATTGGTATTGTTATTGGTTTTATTTTAATTCTTGCTTTGTTTGCCGGCAATTCCAAACTAAACAATGTTGCTGATACTATCAAACAGGATAATGCTGGAACAGCTGCAGTAGTTACTGGAGCACTTACTGGCTTAGAAGGCACTATCGCAGCAGGTGATGCTGATATTATTGCTGGACTTGATGGTATTCAGACTGGTATTGGTGAGATTAAAGATTCAGTTGCTAAAATCCCGACCAAACCAGTAGTTATTACTAAGGCTCCTGTTACCACAAAACAACAGAAGTATAATAACTGTGTCAAATGGGTTGGGAATGCTAAACTCGATGCAGCAAACTCTAAAATCTATCTTGATGCTTGCTTGACTTGGATTAAGTAGTTTTAAACTTGTTAGTAGCATAGGTAATCGGCTTATGCTATTAACATTTTTTTTATAAGGCGTAGGTTAGTACTGCACCCAAAGGCAGGCGTTACTGTGAATGCTTTGGGGTTGGGTCGGTTGGCCCTTTTCCAGCCGAAGGCTGGTTCTAGTATAAATGCTTTCTAATGGTTCGGCGTCAACTTTTCTGAAAGTATTCTTAATTTGAATTATTGGTTTGTTTGTTGTCTTAGGTTTTTTTTTAAATGCTCTCTAATGGTTCGGCGTGAAAATGTTTAGAATGTATCCTAATTGTAAAATTAATATTAAAGTAATAAAATTGGATTTATTGTTCTTTGCGGCGGCCAATCACATTTAAAAGAATAGATTAGATTGTTACTTTCTGATATAATTGGTTACTATTACTTACAGGAGGATAATATGCCTAAAAAGAAGATTAAAGTTTGTGAGTCTTGCGGGAAACCAAAGGTAACTGAAGAGATGAACGCCTTTAAAGCAGTACAAGAAGTCATGCAGTATATTAGAATCAATGACAACAGTCCATACATGGTAGAAGAACTGCCACTCTACGAAGGGAAGATAGCATGAGTTTAAATGAAGTCGTTACATGGTTAGATTTATTTATTTTATTTAATACTTATTTGTTTGTTAGAATTATAGGGATGTTATTATCATGATTAATGAGATTGTATTTATGAGTGTTATGTTTGCGGCAATTGCAATAACTATTAAAGGTGTATGCGGGATTGCAGGGAAGTTAATTAAATGAACTATTTAAATTTAAATATACCTACGTTCCTTGCCTACCTTGACACAGGGTTCTTGTACAACGAGGAACCTAACCATAAGAATGATGCAGTGCCAGTTGAAGTATTTAATTTTACTTCTATACCACAACGCTGTGGTTTGTTTAGCGTCATGACTGAGTGGGGAACACAGCACGCAAGAGTGCCTATCCATTACCTACGCGCAACACCAGATGCTACAACAGCTTACCCATTGGACTGGTTGCAGCTTTGGGATAACATGTCATACTACGCAAGTGCCGGCATCTATGACTACCTGAAGAACAGAACAGCTATGATAATGTTAAAGGATAAGACCAGACACAAGGCTAAGTACATGTTTACTATTGACTGGTGCCTTGGACCACAATACCATGCAGGATATGGTGAGATGGCAGCAGGACACAAGTGTGCACACGTCTTTGAGGGTGAAGGTGGACAGTTCTTCATGCAGCCAAACAACAGAGTGCTGTGGTTAGATGGTGGTGCATGGATTAGTAAAGAGTTAACCAAGCCAGACTGGAAAGTCTTTGGCTTAGAGTTTAGCTGTGAATCTACTGGCTCACGTTGGGTATCAGAATCAGATGAAGAATTATATTTTTACGACTTTAAGGAAAAGCCATGAAAGTTGCAGTAGTCTCGATAGCTAAGAACGAAGAACAGTTTGTTAAACGATGGAAGGAATCTGCTCAAGATGCTGATGCATTATATATTCTTGATACTGGGAGCAGTGATAATACTGTTTCAATAGCTAAGGAGTTAGGAATCAATGTTCATGAAGCTGTTATTACACCTTGGCACTTTGCTAATGCTCGTAATCATCTTCTTGATTTATTGCCTGATGATGTAGATTGGATTATTAACTTAGACCTTGATGAAGTTTTGGTTGATGGTTGGCGCGCCGAACTGGAAAAGGTTCCTAACGATGGGTCAATCACTAGACCAAGATACAACTACACATGGTCGTGGAATCCAGATGGCACACCTGGACTTCAATACAATGGTGATAAGATTGTTCGTAGACATAGTCACCGCTGGAAGGGTGCCTGCCATGAGGTTAATATAACCCAACCAGGCTATGAAGAAAACCAAATCTTTTGTGGTGTTAAAATAGAACAGTATGCTGACAACAGTAAGCCACGCAGTTCATACCTACCTTTGCTAGCATTAGACGTTGAAGAGGACCCGCACAACGACCGTAACCGTCACTACTATGCTCGAGAGTTGTTCTTTCATGGGCAGATAGAGGAATCAATCAAGCATTTCAAGCATCATATCACCATGCCTGAAGCTAAATGGGATGCCGAACGCGCATGGTCAATGAGATACCTAGCTAAGATGATACCAGCTGAGCGTGAAGCATGGTTGCTTAGAGCATGTGCTGAGTATCCTCATGGTCGTGAGCCTTGGTTTGATTTGTGTCAATACTATTATGAGAAACAGAACTTTGCTGGTTCTTATTTTGCGGCCAACAAAGCATTAGATATTAAAGTAAAACAGGGATTATATCTTAATGAACCTGAACCATGGGGATGGAAACTACATGATGCGTTCGCTGTAGCAGCTTATAATCTTAATCAAGACTTTTATGCTTATGTGCATGGATGTATTGCTTTAGATTTAAATCCAACTGATGCTCGATTACAGAAGAACGTTGAGTTTTATACTGAGCGTGTTCCAGAACAATATAGAGCAAACTACAAAGAGATAGCAAAAACTATGGTGTCTCATGCACACTGAAGCAATGTTTCATATCTTTAAATCTTTCCACGATTGGAGAGATGGTAGAAGTCATTTAAGAGTATTAGATATTGGTTCACTTGATATCAATGGTAGTATGCGCCCCATCTTCTATCCCTTTGCCGAGAAGTACATTGGCATAGATACACAAGATGGACCAGGTGTAGACATTGTGACGGATGCCACAGAATATCTTAGTCCAGGCTATTTTGATGTCATCATATGTGCTGAGGTGTTTGAGCATACTCCTGATTGGAAAAAGATTATTAATAATTCTTATGTAAATTTAGTTGATGGCGGCATCTTTATCGCTACTATGGCAGGTGAGGGTAGATATCCACACTCGGCTATAGATGAGAACCCCATCAGAGAATGGGAACACTACTCAAACATAGGCTGGTGGGAACTAGAGCAAGCCTTGAAAGCCTTTAAAACAAAGGAAGTTAATGTACTTGGCACCGATACACGATGCTATGCAGTAAAATAATGTAAAGAAAATGCTATATAGATAGGAAGATAATGTATTATCAGAAATTAGAAGAAGTAGATAAAGAGCTAGAAGCAATAGAAGCTTGGCAACACGAGCAGTTAAAGAAGCTTTATGCTAAGACCGAAAAGAAAATAAAGAAAACAATGGCTAAGTTGGCCATCCATATACCCGAGGAGTTTAAAACAAAATGAAACAAGTAAAAGCAAGTCACGTAGATGCAGGTATCAAGGGATTGGCAGCTGGTGTAGTTAGCTATGCCGCTAACCAGTACGGTCTTAATGCAGAGTTAACAGCAGCAATTATTCCAGCAGTTGTTGTTGCCTTGTCTTGGGTATCAACCAAGGTAGGCGATAAGAACACAGCTTTGTTTGTAAAGTTTGCAACAGAAGCTCTAGCTAAAGCACCAGCCAAGAAGGCTGCCGCAAAGAAGAAGGCATGATGGATGATAAAGAAATAGCACTACGTTTGTTGCACTTAGTTGAAGAGAACTATGACATCGATGCTGTTGTTGTCGACTACAAGAAGGCTTTAACTGCATTGACTGGCAACGTTGAGATTAAACAAGAAAGAGTTACAGGCGGACGTAAGATTCCTATTCTCTCGAATGATGAAATTCAAATAAGATTAAATGAGAAATTGCGTTCAGCTTCTGCTGTAACAACGAGTTCAGTAACGTCGTTCTAATGTTAAAGAAGTTAATTAATATAACAGCCAGCCTGTCATTTACTTTGGCAGGTATGGTTGTTGTATTCATTACACTTAGTGGGGATACAAGAAGAATAGCTTTGATTTCTTCGGTGTCGGCATTACTAGTGCACTACACCTATGAAATTTTAAGGAGCGATAATGACTAAGAAGTATCAACCTTCACATGATATAGATACTAAAGCAGGACGAAGGATTAATTGGAAGCGCGACTTGGCTATTGGTCAAGAGCGGTGAAGACTTGTTTGAAGAGTTTATTAAATCATTAGATGATGCTGACTTTGAAATCAAGCGCGACATGTATCGTAACGGGCGCATGGTTGTAGAAGTAGAACAAAAGCCTAAAGATAAAGACTGGAAGCCATCAGGTTTAGCTGTAACTAAAGCTAAGTATTGGGTCTACATGTTCAGCGCAGATGCATACGCAGTGATTGAAGTTGCAAGACTAAAGAAATATTTAAAGATTAATAATAAGATTCCATTGAAAACATTTGCACCATACAGTGCTAACCCAACCAAGGGTTATTTGTTGATGGAAGAAGATGTAGTTAAACTCATGAGCTCAGAGCTCTACGACACCAAGGAGAAGAAATGAAACTGCCAATTAAAGATGTAGTATTATGCTCGCACCTAAAGAATGCTAAGCCAGGCCAGTTGGCTGAAGCTAAGCTGCGTAAGATTGAAGGTGGCGGCAAGCTTCACCATTGTGCAGCAGATGCATACGAAGCTATGGATGCTGCAGCAAAAGCAGAAGGAATAGAATTAAAGCCAACAAGTGCAGGTGATACTTACCGTACACTAGCAGCCCAGCTCGCTGGCTTTAACCAACGCTACCAGTTGGAGCCTATCGAAGGACAAAGTACCAGGACATATGAAGGTAAGAAATGGTATTTGAAGAAGGGGATGGCTCCACTGGCTGCGCCAGGTACTAGTAAACATAACTTACGGAATTGCCGTTGACATTGCCAATGCCTCAGGTCCAAGACTTGCGTGGCTAGTAAAGAATGCTCCTGAGTTTGGTTTCTCATGGGAAGTAGTGCCAGAAGAACCATGGCACATCCGTTACGTAGCAGGAGATGCTATACCAGCACGCGTTAAGGCGTGGAAAGACGCTCAGACAGCCTCCTAGAGGCCTCTCAGGGCATTATAGAATGATGTGTCCTGATGTGGTTTGTGACTGTAACTAAAACTATGGACTTTAACAATAAAGAAATACCTTTAACCTTTGACGAGCTAAGTCATTTAGTTCCAGCCGGCGTACCGGATAATCCATTCCAAGCTTTAATGGAGACTGCTCCCGGTGGCAATGTGCCTTTATCATATGAAGAGATAATAGATTTTAAAGAAGCTATTATTGATTGCATTGATATGTTGTCTGAACAAGATAGATTTATTATTGATGCTGTAACTTATGAGCGTGTTACTTTTGCGGAACTTGGTTCTCGCTTAGGCGTATCGTCTGTGCATGCATGGAGACTTTACAATGGTGCATTGAAGAACTTGAAACAGATTATGAGTATGCATGATGTATTCACAGATAGGTTTGACTTTGAATAATGATTGGGCACACCGAGTCTTTTCTTCTGCGGAACTAGAAGAGTTTGAATTAACATCTGAAAAGATTGTTTACAATGCAGAGAATGGTGTTGTATTAAACTTGGGCTTGTCTAACAATACTTGTATTGATGTTGTGCGCAACTGGGGTAAAGCTCATGCTGGTGATACAAATGCTCAGAACTTTATGCTTGAATTCTTTGATGGCTTTGTAGAATACATTGAAGATTATTTAATTGAAGAGGGAATTAACTTTACAGACGAACAGTAGCCTGTTATAATATTTACATATGAAGAAAGAAACTAAATATTATACATGTCGTGCTTGCAGTGCAAGTTTTAACCATACCATCAGGCAAGGTAGAGACCCGCAGTACTGCTCTGATGACTGCAGAGGCAAGAGCATAGACAAGACAGCAAAGCCAACGATATGGCATTTGAATTGCAAGGCCTGTAAAAAAGATTGGTCAATGGAACGCGTCAAACAAAGTGGACGCAAGCCACACTTCTGCCCTGACTGTTATGATGTAGCTAGTAAAGAACGTCATAATAAAAGACAGAAGGAACGTGACAGAAGTTATGTTCCTAAAAAAGAACGTGCTATAACTGAACAAAAGATGATTAAGTGGATACCATTTGAACCATTGATAAAAGTATTATTACAAGGTCATATTAAAGATGAAGACTGGGCTGTTGTAGATTCACGTGACCGCAGCACAACAACGTACATGGCAAACAAATTAGGTTTGCAATACAGTTCTATGTCTCGTTACTTAGAACCAGGTGCAAAGATTAACGCATACAAAGCTGATGAGTTTGCTATCCGTTTGCGGAATGCACCCTATACTTATCTGGGGAATGGATTTCTATAAACTTGAGGTAGTTCTTTGAGGTAGGGGAGAGACAGCGTGCGGCTTCACGTAAGTCCATGGCGCTAGCCCGTGAGCGTCGTATAGATGCTTTGCTGCAGCAAGGTTACAGTCGAGAGTTAATAACAAAGGGAGGTCACCTCCGCAAACGCGACGTACCATCTCACGATGACCAGAGTTAATTTGTAACAAGCCTGAGTCCCAACTCTTATTTCTATTTAGGTGATAAATCATTTCACCTTTTTCATTCCACGTAGCATTAATTGCTTTGATGCGGCATCTTGATTCACGCCAAGCAATATAACTAAACTCTTTTACTGGCAGGCCAGCAGCTTTAATAGCGGGTTCCCACTTAGGGCAACTCTTGCTTTCAGCTGAGGCCGGCGATGGGAATAACATTAATAAAGATATGGCAATAGCCAATATAAGCTTACGCAATAGTTTTCTCCTTGTTAGGGGTTTATAATGAGAAGATTACTCCTCTGGATTTGTTCCAGATTCTTCTTTCTTCTTGCTCTTCATACCGTTGGACATAACAAGTCCACCCAAACTTCCAGTTAGGAAGACGGTAAGAGTCTTAAGCAGGTCAATGAACGCTGCATCGTTTGGGCTTTGTTTGTCTACGGGCTGTGTTACAAACATCAACGCATAAACAAAACCAAATACGCACACTGCAAATACAACAGCAAGTATTATACCTACTGAAAATATTAAACGTGCGTGTAGTTCTTCTCCAGAATATCTTTTAGGCTTAGCCATTTTTATTCTCCAATCAAATCTTTTGTACAAGTTCCTGATGGAGTGCAAACGGGTGGATTGCACTCCGTCTTTTCCCAGTTTTGCGGGTCTTGACATTCATATCTAAAACTCCCATCATATCCACAGCTAGCAAGTAACAGTGTTGAGATAAATATTATTCTTTTCATATTATTTATTTCTTGCTCTTGCTGCTATTTCTTCTAACCTTTTTGTAATTGCATCGATTGCAGCTTTTTGCTGAAAGTCTTGCAGTTCATAACCAGGTAAACCAAAGAATCTATACAGTGCTTGACGCGATGCTTCAGGTGTTTGTACGCCTTGTTCTTCTTGAAGGTAACTTGGTTTACCAAGTCCAATCAAATCTCTAATAGGTGCTGGTATTTGCTCTTGTGGTAGAGCTGCAATCTTGTTAGCAATTTCTTGTGGAGTTTCACTGCCAGTTAAACGAAGCAATGAACCCAAAGCCTGTATTGCGCCAATGCCTACGTTGCCTAACTTGCCTGCATAACCAATTTGTGGTAGCACTTCTTTTGCAACATATCTTGCTTGTGCACCAGTTCCTTCTTGGTAAAAAGGATTAAAGACTTGGCCACCAGTACTGAATCGTTGATTAATACCAGCTTCAACAAGAGCACGTGGGAATGGAGAAAGACTTGCTAAGATGCTACCTGGGTCAGTTAAATTACCAAATGATTCTTCTTGTCTTTGGAAACCAAAGTCAGGACTACCATAAATATTTCTACCAAATGGTAACTTAAATGATGATTGTAAATAATCAGGACGGAATTGGTCTTGCATTCCTTCTCTATCAGTTGCGTTTCTTGTAACGCTATTCCAAATTGCATAAGCACGGGGGTTAGCCCAAGCTGATTCTAATATTAATGGGAATGAACGTGATGTCCATGTCCAGAACGGAATAACTTGTTTAATGCTCTTATCTAACATTGACAAATCTTGATAGTCAATTAAATATTTTGCTGTGCGGGCAGAAGCTTGTTCTGGTGATAATCCTTTTGCAAGTCCATCGTATGTTAATGCAAAGCGTGACCAGTTTTCAACTGCGTTACCCATCTTGCGCGATAAAGCAAGAGGCGTACCAAGTTTGCGTGATACTTCAGCCAAATTACCAACAGCTCCTTCTGTTCTTAACTGTTGTCTACCAGAAATTCCAAGCTTTCCCTCTCCACTAAATACATCACCAATCTGGCCAAATCCTGACTGTTGTGTTCCAAACAAAACATCAGCAATAGTTTTATCTGTTGCAGCATTAACTACACCAAGTGGGTCTTTACCAAGAGCTTTATATTCTGCACTCACCAAGAAGTCCATTACAGTTTTATTGCCAGCTGATAATTCTTCAATTGCTTGACGCTGTGCAAATGTACCAGCAGGTGTTTTAAGCCATGCTTCGATAGTGTCATCTGTTGCACCTGGCCCTAGCACACGTTTTGCTGCATCTGTAGCAGCTTTAGTTAAAGCTTCATCTCCACCCAAACCAATAACTGATTCTAAATTATTTTTCTGTAAGAACTTAACATAAGCTTTATATACTTTCCTTGCGCGTCTCATTGTAATTGGGTCAGCACCAGCAGATAACATAAAGAATACGTTTGACATTCCGTTGCGTATATGGAATCCAGGAGTTGCGGTTACCCAACCCTTAAACATCTGAGTTGTATCTCTATACCATTGCGGCATTGCTTGAGCAAATGCTGGGTCTTCTAATCTTCTGAAATTAGAAATCATTTCTTTTATTTCTGGCGAAGCTAATAAACCAGGATAGTTCTTGGCATTAACTTGCAAGAATGCTGTAGCATTGTCTAAAAATAAAGGAACAGTCCTCGCCCATTTATCTGGAGGAACATTTTCAATAGCAACTCTAAGGCCTGCAGCTTCATTTTGCAGTGAATCAAATAATGCTTTTGCTTCAGCAGTAATAGCTGCACCATAGCCAGCTGGTACATCAGGTGCTATTCTTTGTAAATCTAATATTCTTTGTTCAAGGTCATTAATCTTTTGATTTGTAAAATCAGAAAATACAGCTTGTCCTTTAGCAGTTTTTTTAGTTACATCATCTTGTAATTTAATTATTTCATCTCTAATAAATTCAAGTTCAGTTTTTAATTTAGGAACACTATTGAGTGCTTCAATACGAGCAGGAGACAATATTTCTGTTGCTGCATCTACGAATGGAAGCAGCTTTGATGGTGGACGTACACCAAACTCAGCCTTAATTGATTCTTGAGTTATTCCTTCTTGGAATCCTTTACCTGCAAATGGACCAGCTCCTTCGGCTTCTACAATTGAGTTAAGATAAGAACCAGGTGTTCTTCCACCTTCAACCGCTCCTTCTGTTACTTTAGCTAAATTGTATAACCATTCTGAAAATGCTGTATCTCTTGCAAAGCCTTCACCATATTTTACAAATGCTTTCTCTGCATTAGTTTCAAAGAAATCATAATTAAGTTTTCCATATTTGCGGGCAATCTCATTTAATCTTCTGATGCCTCCAGCAACATCTGCTGGTTTTAATGTATAGCCAAAGAATTTTTCACCAGCTTTTAATTGGCGCAAATTAGAACCAGCTAATGCATATCCTCTGTCAACACCAAGAGCTTCTAAAACATCATCTCCAATTTCATTAAAGAATAATGGTTCACTTACTGCTCTACGCGCTCTATCCGAAAGAGCATGTGGGAACCATGCTGGGTTTTTAGCCAATGGTTTAATCGTTCCCAAGGCTCCATCCATATCCCTAACCAAGCCAGGGCCCATCGCGGGAGTTCCTCTGCCGGCAGCAAGTTGTGCACGTTGGTGTATAAAGTTTGCTCTTTCATAAAATTCATCACCAGCTAATCTTAACTTTTTTGCAACAGCAAGTTCTGCATCTGTTACTTCTCTACCAACAGCAGCTGAAGCAGCAGCAGCATCAAATGTATCATCTAATAAATTAGTAATCTTAGGATTATCCAATAAATCATAAACAGTATTAGAATATGTAAAGAAGTTTTCATCCTGAAGTACCGGGCGTAACAGTCTTTGTGCTTCAGTTGTTGATTGAGATTTCAATCCTCTAAAAGCTTTATCCATTGCAAGAAGTTTAACAAAGTCATTTGCTACTTCACCAGTCAATTTCTTACCATTGTACGTACCAGTGCGCAATGCTACGCGCATAGCTGCAACATCAGCAGAACCAAATACACCGCCTTCTCCAACAGGAGTTATGTTTGCCATTATTGCACGGCCTGGTTCACTACCAAAGAATCCATTAGTAAGTACCTTTACAGTTTTACCTACACCTGGAATTGTAATTGGAATTCCTTTTCCACCAACACGCAAAGTAGTAAACGTTTGACCAAGAGCATTACCTAATGCTTCTGTATAAGGAAGAACTACTTTTGCATTACCTACACCAAATCGCAAACCACCACGAGCACCAAGAACTTCTGCCACTGGCCCGCGCAATGCACTATAACCACGTGTAGCAATGTCTCCAATTACATCATCGGTTAATGTAGCTACAGCATACTCATTGCCTACAGATGCCGCAGTTTCACGAACTTCACGTGCAATTTGTGCAAGTTCTTCACGGCTACGAGCACCTAAAACACGTCTTGGTCCTACGCGCTGATTTGTAATAATAGCTTGGGCAGCTTCTTGTTGAGCAGGTGTAAGCCCTGCTGTTGCTCCAGATGATGGTCTAACACCAAATGGACCAGATGGAACTCTTGCTGGTGTTGGAATTGCAGACAATGCTTCTTCGGCTGATGCTCTAGCAAGAGCTGCACGTGATGCTAGTTCAGCGCTATCGGTAACACCTTCTCTTGCTGCTGCTTCTAGGGTTGCTCTTGCTGCATCGTCTCCAGCTTTTGCTAATTGCTGTGCAGTAGCTTTTGCTGTTTGTTTTGTTGTTGCAACAACACCGGCTTTAATACCTTGTTCTGCAACTTCTTTAACAATATTGCCAGTGCCGGCAGTCAACCAAGTAACTGGGTCAAAAAATATGTCACCGAATAAACCAATGCCACGGTCAGCCCATTTATTACCAGTTAAATCTTTTCCTATTAAGGTACCGAAACCAGTGTTTACATCGCTAACTTGGTCTGACCAATCTGACCAACTCCACCCTGCTTTTTCTCCAAATCGATTAGTCTTATTTCCTCTTATTTGGGCAAGCAAATCACCAGTTTCTCTCATTGTAGAAAGAACTGCACGACGACCAACATCAATAGTTTGCAATGGTTTAATAACAGTTTCCATTACTGGTTTAAATTCACCTTTACCAGGAACAATATCAAAGTTAATTACTTTACCAAGACCCTTCAATGCCCAGTTAGGTTCTTTCTGTTCAACAATATCGGTTATTTGTTCTTGAGGAACTCCATATGCACGAGCTGTTGCTTGTGCTGCAAGCATTTGTCCACGAGATTCTCTTATGTCTGGTGATTGTACATAGCCACCAGATGTACCCTTTGGTACTTGTGGCCCTTGCACTAGACCAGTTGGTCTAGGAAGAATAGTTGATGGAGTAGATGGCACTTGTGTTTGCGTTACTGGAGCAGGTGCGATACCACTACCACGTGCAGGAATAGTAGACGGAGTTGGTGCAACGGGGGCTGTTGTTGCAGTAGGAGAAACAGTATTGCCACTGCCACGCGCAGGGATAGTAGGCGTAGGAGGAGGAGTCGTTCCTGGTTTAATTATTCGTGGTGCCATTATTATTTAAAGCTCTTGTCCTTGAGTGACTGTCTTCTAATTGCTTCATCTTTAAATGGATTAGCTCCTGATTTTGTAAATAAATTAAACACTTTGTCTTCAACTTGCAAAAGAGGGTCACGAGGTGGAGCAGCTATACCAGCAGCTGCAGAACTTTGTGGGCCTTTTGTTCCATATGTTGTCTGAAGTTCTGTTTTAGTTTTAGCAACTTTTTCTTCTTGAGCTTTAAATACTGGTTCCATTTTTTTATACTCTTCACCCAAAACTCTTGCTACTGATGGATGAGTTTTAAAATCAATAATACCTTTAGCTAAATCAGTTGTTTTACCGTATTTAAGATTAGGATGCGGTATTTGTGCTTTATAATATTTGTCACCTTCAAGAAATGAAAATTTTAATTTAGCTTCTTCTTCAGCTTGTCTAGCGTCTTCTGCGGCATACTTATCAACTAAATCATTTGCCGAACCAGGTAACAATTTATTATTAATTGTATATGTAGTACCGTCAGGTGCAACATAACTTCCTGCTAATACTTCTTCTTTTATTTGACCAATTGGTTTTTGATATAAATATATATTACGAACAACATACTGGTCTATGTTATCTGTAGTTGGGTCAGCTGGTAAAGTATTTATTACCTTAAGTAAGTTTGGTGCTACGTTTCTAAAAGATGATTGTCTTATTGTATTAATTTTTTGTGGGCCGTACACACCAGTAATATATGCATCAATCTCTGGACTATCAATAGATGGTGGTCTAAATACATTTGGATATGCAGCTTGAGAAATTGCTGCTAACTCTGCGTCAAATGCATCTTGCACATCTTGTGGTTTAATTCCAGCTTTAGCTGTTTGAGCCATATACTGTTGTGCAAAAGCCTGTGCTCTTTGCGGTGAAGCACCTGCTGCGATAAGTCTTTGAGTTATTTTATTAGCCATTATTTCTTCTTCTTTGCTGCTGCTGTAAGTGATGGGAATTCTTTAGCAACTTGTGCTGGTGTAGCAGTTGGGTTTGCTGCAATAAAAGCATTAGCACGATTGACTAAAGTTTTATTTGTAGCATTTGCTACCTGTGCTGCAAGTTTTGCAACTGGTGCTGATTGTTTAGGTTGTACAACTGGTGGCGGAACAATCTTTGGTTGTGTTGTTGTAACAACATTGTCAGGTGCAGTACCTGTGATTGTAGTTGGAGTAATCTGTTCTGGATTAATATAACCAGTACCAAGTAATGCAGCTAATGCATCTTGTATTGCTTGGTTACGTGATGCTGCTTGCTGTTCAGCTGTTAATTGCTGACCAAAGATATTAGATTGCAATTCAGCTAGTGCTTGCAACTGTTGTTGCTGTAGTCCACCAGTTTGACCCTGGTACAATTGCTCTAGTCCAGACAAAGCACCGCTTCTACCCATTTGCTGTTCAGCTAATCTTGATTGCTGACCTGCTTGTTCTAATTGTCCAAGTGTTGATAATAGTCTATTGTAGTTTTGCGCGCCACCACCAGCTGCTGCATTTAGTGCGGCAATGGTTGGGTCAACAGGTGCAGTTGAAACACCTTGTCCACCCATGTACGCAGCAAGGTCGTTAGATGCCATAGTTTGAGGAACTTGAGGTGCTTGCTGGAAAGCGGTTGGTGGATTCTGCTGTAGGTAGTTTTGCAAAGCATTGTATCCTGCGGTTGTTCTTCCTTGCGCGCCAAGATATCCAGTACCAACATTTGTTTCTGGAGTATATGAACCCCTTAATTGGTCAGCTAAAAGCTTATACTGGTCAGCAATATATTGTTTACCAGACACATCACCTTGACTAATAATGTTAGCAACGTTTGCTGGAATGCCTTGATTTAATAAACCAGTAAGATAACCAGCCTGATTGCTTGCACCAGTTGTTGCTCTTGTGGTAGCTGCTTGTGCGGCTGCTTGGTCTGCTGCTATTTTTTCTAAAGCAGCTTTATAAGAATAAAGACCACTACTGCTACCACCACTATTAGAATTGTCTACTACGTTAATACCACTTCCTTCTGTTGGGTCAAATGTAGCGTCAGTTGTCTTTGTCATTGGGAGCCTGCTCATTGGTCTTGAACCAGCACCTTTGTATTTAATAATTCCTACAGCCATATCATCCTACCTTAATTGTAATAATGCTTGCGCGTCCGAAGCAATCTGTCTAGCTTTATTAGATTCTAAATCCTTTAAACCTTCTTGATAGTTTGCTAACCCTTGGGTATCAGCTAAATCATAACCTCTGCTGGTGCCAGCCAAGTCTTCTTTGGCATAACCTATGTCTCTAGCTCTGTTCTTAGCATAGCTTTGTAGCGCCTGGTCATAAATACCTGAACGAACATTCATACCCTGTAGTCCTCTACGGGCATAAGATGATGTGAGCTTTGGGACTTGGCCTAGCCCACCTCCCGGGGTGGTAGCAAAGGCAGCTTCTTCAAGCTGGGTAATAGGGCGTTGACCTCTGGTCTCTGCCAGATATCTTTGGTATGCATTTAGAGCAGCCTGTTGTCCGTATTGATTAAATAGGTTGCGTCTTTGCTGTTCAAAATATGATGGGTCAATTGCCATTTAATTTACCTCTTATAAAGTATAGGGTTTGTTACCTAAAACCACCAGGAGACAATGGAGTACTTGGTTCCACTTGTTACTGGCTTAGCTGCGTGCATGTAGGGCACTCCTGATGGGAACAGGATTAAGTCCCCACCATAAGGCTTATAGGTAAAATTTAAGTAAGGGAAGTTTAATTCCCCTCCTTCAAAGTTACCATTTAAATAAAGTAGTCCAGACACTCGACGAGGGGTTTTAACCCCATCATCCATATGTCTTTTATACTCACCACCACCAGAGTATCTTAATATCTGATAACCTTGGTCTAAAGAATCTTTTAAAGAAAAGTTAAAGCGTGTCATGTAGTCCTGCAGGCATTGCTCAAACATGTAATGAACATTGGTATAAACATCTGCCAATGCCATAGCTCCTTCATCTTGTTGCTCTATTGGACTTAATGATTCCTTCTTGCGGAAATGTAGAAGCTCATTAGTTCTCCATGGGTCTTCTTCATTACCATTACCTTTAACTACTTTAGCTTTTTCCCATTTAAATACTTTAGATTGCTCTTCTGCATTTAAAATATACTGTAGCATTTCGTCTGGATTAGTAACATAATTTCTATATATTACAATCCCGTTATGTTCTATTGAATTAATCATTACCACTTAAGCAAAGGACAAGTTGCTTCCTTTAGCTTTACCTTCATCTTCATAAAACATCCGCACTGCTTGCACTGACTAGTTGCCTTGATAAGCTCAGGACACTTCTCACAAATGCTTAATCTATCTGCGGCCTCTTGCTCAGTTGCCTTTGGTGTGTTAGGATTTAACACATCCCAAGGTCTTGTAGTGCCTAACTTCTTTTTATAATCTGCCCAAGCTGACATCACTCAACCCCTGGTGCAGAGAACTTGGTGCCATCCCACTGAAAACCAAGACCTGGTTTTTGGTCAAATGGAACTTCAATAAATATTGGACTTGATTTATATATTGCTATATTCATTTCGTGTTCTTTTGGAAAAGCCATAAAAGTGGCTAGTTCCCCATCTACTACTACCGCAAAATGAATTAAATCTTCTTCTTTAAATTGTTGCATTTATATTACTCCTTCGTAATATTATTTATTTATTTTAACTATTGTATAATTTGTCAACCAAATTATTTAAAAAGCCTGCACCAGCGCTATTTGTCATTGTATCTTTATACATATCCGGAACAGCTAAAGCTGCTCTTTCAGCTCTTGACATTGCAGCAAATTCTTCTGGAGTAAATCCATATTTAGGTCCTTCTTGCGCAATAAATTCTTGTTCTAAATGAAGTGCCATTTGTGTAGCAATTCCTTTACCTCTATAATCAGGATTTACTATCATTAGTAATGGGTGTCGTATTCCAGAATCGTCACAATAATAACCGTGAACACCAAGCAATAAACCATTTTCATTTCTATATGTAGTATAAAATGCAGTAACAAAATTTGCGTGACCTAAAAATCCAAAACTTTTAAACAAACTTGTTGTTTTTTCATATCCCGGAGTACCAAGTTTTCCAAATTTATTTTCCCACATAGGCCAATCTTCACCAGCATAATCTGATATAACTGGAACCAATGGTTCCCAAGCTGTATTGTTATTTATATCACTCATTTTTTAAATCTCCACTTTAAATACTTTTACTATTATACCACGGTAATTATTAACCACAAACATTGCTTTGTTTAACTTCACTATAAACACAAGCCAATGGAGCACAACATGGTCCTACACCAGGACAATCTGGACATGATGGTGGTGGTGGTGCTGCACAACCAGAGTTGCTGCATTCGCCGCATCCGTCATAGCACACAGTGCCACCGCAACCATTACTAAAGCAACCGCCAGAGCCACAAGTTCCACAACCTGGAGGTCCAGTATAACCACATGAACCAATAATGTATGCTCCGTTGTATCCACCGGTTCCAGGACACGTTTGGGCGCATCCGCAATCATAATATTCATAAGTTACTTGACCATCGCAAGTATTTGGGAAAACACGAGTACATGGCGGACCGCTAGCTCCTGGCGTTACACATGAACAAGGAGGTGGTGGTGGAGGTGGTGGTGGACCAGGTGGTGGCACTGGAGGAGCAGCTGGTGTAACTGAGTTTGATGATGCAGAAGGCAAAGATGAAACACCATAGTTAGTTACTGCTTTTACGGTAAAGGTATATGATGTTCCGTTTGTAAGTCCAAGAGTAATAGGACTTGTAGCGCCTGAAAAGCTTAAACCGCTTGGGTTAGAGGTTACTTCATAGGTTACTACACCACTTTTGCCTTTATAAACTGATGGCGTAAAGCTAACTGTAGCTCCAGCGTTTCCACCTACAGCAGTACCAATTGTTGGAGCGTCTGGTATACCAGCGCTAGATATAGCAACAAAACGCATTAGCTACTCAAGTCTCCCATGAGAAGCCAACTATTTGCTGCTCGTTTAAGAAGTGTAGCTGCTGACCACTGTGCACGTAAAACAAGTCCTGGCGTTGCATTGACAGTTACGCCTGATGCTCCAGCTACAGATGCAGCACCAGAGTTAGCACGGATAATTGTTATTTTACTTCCAATTGGAAAGTTAGGTGTTGAGTCTAAAGGAACGGTTATAATAATTGCTGAAGTTGAGTTTGTTTCAACCACGATACCATCATCACCTAGTACAAGAGTATAGTTAGTTGTTCTTACGTTTGTTGTGGGATGGTCAACAACAGCATTAGTTGAATATAAAGATGTTGCTGTAGCTGCACCAATATTAGGTGTAGTCAGAACAAGTGATGGACCAAGCTTAGAAGTTGTTACTGCTGCTGTAGCTATCTTGGCTTCTGTTATAGCAGAGTTTGCAATATCCTCTGTGCCGATTGCGCCAGCATCAAAGTTTGCTCCAGCTGATAATAGTTCAGCAAATGTTTTTATTGCTGTATTGTTTTCGTTATTTTCTATTGCAGAAATTGTGTCACCCGTACTAAATGTATGAGGTATGGTTAATTGTGCCATTAGCTATTACTCCTAATTTGTCTTCTCTTGTATTTAAATGCTATTGAATTTAATCCCCACTCACGACCGGTGGTAGATGAGATTTCTCCGGTTGGTCCAACAAATTCTAGTTGAACCGCTTTTGCTCTTTTAAGTCTTCCGCCAACTTGAATGCCTTCTTTAAGAACATTTTCTCCATAAACTGCAGTTCCATAAACTCCACCAGATTGGTCTTGAGAATATATTCCACCTGAGATAACTGGGTCAAGGAATATGGTATGGTTTGTTATTAAATTTTTTGTATTAAAATTATGATACACATTAACTTTTATTTGCGTTGGGTCAGTTACAGCCTTAACAACATACAGGCTATTAACAAATGTTTTATCCTGTACATATCTATCATCATAGAACCATGATGTTTTATAATAAGTTTCAAAGTCTCCTAAATCATCACCTTCTAAAATATCATCAGTAACATTGGTAGGAATGTTTGCTGAATAATCAAATTCATCTACATACATAACATGAGCAAAGTTTTCATCAGGCATGACCATTAAGTGCCAAACTTCATCATTGCTATCTTGCCAGTCACAACCAGATACTAAACCATATCCTAGTATAGCAGAAGGTGTTGCAGCATTTGCATATGTTGCAGATTGATATAAAGTAAATGCACCTTGTCTACCAATTGATGGGTCAAATATAAAATTCATATTAGGATAATCAGGATTTGAACCAACATCATATAAGTCAAACGGTGCTGACATCCACACTCTATCATTAATAAAAGATAAAGTTATATCAAATAGTCTATTAGCATTTATTCTATTGGTATCAATAATTGGTTTTAGGCGGTCAAACAAAGATTGAATTCCATTGCGGTCATAAAAGAACAAGCCACCAGGATAGTCAAAGAAGTATGCTCCACCATTGCCAGCAACAACTTGCTGAGGATAATCAATGCCCAATACAGTTGTAAGCTCTACTAACTGGAATGAGTCCGCGTCATAGCCCATAAGCAAATAAATAGCTTTAGGTTTAAAGATTAACAGCTGACCATCAACTACTACAAGCCCACGTATACCTTCTCCACCTGCAATAATATCTATGTAGTCTTGTTGATACCAGTTCTCTGGAGAGTTTTCGTGTGACCAACGAACTCTATTTGGATAATCAACCAATGCTGGAGTAGCATCATTATTATATTCTTTTGTATTAGCTACGAATAATTTATTAGCATGAGCAATTGTTAGTTCTGCGCGAGGCATATAACCACCAACTGGTATCTGATATGGCTGCCATGTTGGGCTTGATGCAGTTAGGGAAGTTACGTATGTATCACCCTGTATCCACTTATACATATTGGATGAGTCTTTACCAACGGCCATATATAGCGTATCTTGCCACTGTGTCATGCTTGCGCCATTTGTTGATAAAACATTCATAGCTGCAATTGAGCTAGTGTTTAGTGTAGTAAAGTTATTTCCAGTTGAATAATATACTCTTCCATTTGATGGAGTAGCGCCATCGGTAAGTCCAGTAGTAAGCATGATTGATGGAATTGTAGAATGCTTATAGTTAAATAAGCCTTTTGGATTCCAAGTTCCCGATACAGCAGTTGTGTTTTTCTTTTTATAGCCGGCACGTGAGAAGATACCACCACGTGGGTCAACGTCAAGATTTAATATAAATGGTGATTCGTTTCCTGCTAATTGAAATTGGTCAGCACGAAAGTTAACGCCACCAGTAAAGTCTCTTAGTTGGTCAAAAAGAATTTGTGCCATTTGATTACCAACCAAATGCTATAGGGTTAGGGCTACCTGGCATCACTTGAATTCCTGGACCATCTGACCAACCGTATGCGGAGTTCTGTGGTCCATTGAGGACTAAGCCACCACTCATGATTAGTTGACGATTGCTATTTGGAGCAGTAAGATTATTTTCTAATACAGCTATACCTTGTTCAAAGTTACGCATGTATGCGTTAGCCATCTCATTATCTTCTTGATACTGAAACACACGAGCCATAACATAATTAACTAAAGGAAGTTGTAGTTGCGGCGAAATGTCAATTGCTGCGTTATCATCAGACAACCAAGCCAGTGATGGGTTGCGATATCCTCTAATAGTAAATGAATAGTTATTATCAGGTAGTGGCCAAATGTTTAATTGGTTAGCCCAAACAGAATAATATGCTGGAGGGCCTGGCTGGTCATTAGTTCCAACCCAAAGAGATTCTGCTCTAGCTTGGTCAATGTATATTAATGCATTTCCAGAATATGCTGAGTCACTATTTACTACAGATATTATCTGAGCTATATCAGTAATAGCTTTTGATTGACTACCAATTGGAGTTGGTTGGAGTTGAGTAAAACCTATGTAAGCTCTAACATCTTCAAGAACAGCAATACCATAAGTTGTTTGATAATACGGCCAACGAACACTGAGGGCTACAACTTTTTGAAAACCTTCTTTAATAAAACCGTTAATCAAGTCAAGTTGAATATCAACGTTTTCAGTTGTACCGATTTCTAAGTCAGATAATTGCGCAACAAAACTGCGCATCTGTGCAAGTGTTAGGTTTGCATTTTGAAAAGGTATAGCCATTTAATAATCCTATTCTTTAGACTTCTTAGCTTGTTGATTTAAATGACCAATGCAATATTCAGTCTTCTTTGCTTGCGGAGCTCTACAACGCATTTCTGTTTTTGGATTAACATGTATGCAAGTTGGAATTGGTGGAACATACTCAACACCAGATGGTGGAGCTAGTTCTACAGTTGCATTAACAAAACCTACCATAATATTTGCTGGTTCAATACCAGGCATGTTGCCGTATCTCTCGGC